AAATGGTAGCTTATTTAACATTTTGCTTTAGTTACTGGGGAGCATTAGCATGTTTGGCATAGATGACATCATTGGCGTTGGGATGAAGATACTGGATAAAGTTATTCCCGACCCAGCCGCAAAAGCCGAAGCACAAGCCAAATTGGTAGAGCTACAGCAACAAGGAAGGTTAGCAGAGTTAGCAGCAGATACGGCAGAAGCTCAAGAATTGACCAAGCGAGCAGAAGCAGATATGAGCTCAGATAGTTGGCTATCGAAAAACATTCGTCCCATGACATTGATTGCTATCCTTGTAGGTTATTTTGTGTTTGCGATGATGTCTGCATTTGACCTAGATACTAACAAAACTTACGTAGAATTGCTGGGTCAATGGGGTATGTTAATTATGTCTTTCTACTTTGGTGGTCGCACTCTTGAGAAGATTATGGATATGAAAGCTAAGAAAGAATGACGTATGACCAGCTAGACAAACTGGGTATTGACCATCAGTGGCTTGCCCCGCTAGAAGAGACTTTTGTCAAATATGATATTTCTACGCCACAGCGTCAAGCTTGTTTCATTGGTCAATGTGCCCATGAGTCTGGTAACTTTAAGACTTTGCAAGAGAACTTGAACTATAGCGCTGAGGGTCTAATGAAGACTTGGCCCAGCAGATTTGCAACCAAAGAGATTGCTGACCAGTACGCCCGCCAACCAGCTAAGATTGCTGGCAAGGTCTATAACGGCAGACTAGGCAACACTAGTGAGGAAGAAGCTTCTAAGTATTTGGGAAGAGGTCTAATTCAGTTAACTGGCAAGGAAAACTATGCGAATTGCGGAACTGCTCTTGGTGTTGATTTTGTTGGAAATCCTACTCTTTTAATTGAACCTAAATATGCAGCTTTGTCTGCGGGCTGGTTCTTTAATAAGAAAGGTTTAAACGCCTTGGCAGATGCTTCAGATATTGAGACAATGACTAAACGTATTAACGGTGGTTTGATTGGTCTAGATGACCGCAAAGCCAAAATTGCCAAAGCTTTATCGGTGTTAGGGTAAACCCTTATGACAATGCAAAAGTTACAATTTAAGCCAGGGGTCAACAGAGACCAGAGTAACTACACCAATGAAGGTGGTTGGTTTGCTGGGGATAAAATACGCTTTCGCTCAGGGCAACCACAAAAAATAGGTGGTTGGTTACGTTATGGCATCTTTACTTTGCTGGGTATTTGCCGTCAGATGTTTACTTGGGTTACGACTGGTGATGATAACATCATGGCTATTGGTACCAACAAAAAACTTTATGTAGACTCTGGTGCCAATCTTTACGATATAACTCCATTAAGAGCAACTTACACGCATTCAACTTCTCCAAGCACAGATAATTGTTTTGCTACATCCATTGGTTCAAATAAAATTACTGTAACCATTACTGGGTTTGGCTCTTCCACTGGTGATTATGTTACTTTTTCTGGTTCTACCGCAGTAGGCGGCATACCCGCATCCGAGATTAATGCCAACCAGTTAATTACAAAAACAGGTGTTAATACTTTTACTATTACAGTAACAACTGCCGCTACATCTACCGTAGCTGCTGGTGGCGGAGTTGCTATTACCGCTAAGTTTGATATTTCAGTTGGACCAGCTATTAACGTAATTGGTTATGGTTGGGGTGCTGGTACTTGGGGTCGTGGAGCATGGGGTTCTGGTTCAGTAACCCCTGTAGTTGTTAAGCAACGGGATTGGTTTTTTGATAATTTTGATAGTGATTTAGTAGCTAACATCCGTGGCGGAGCACCTTATTATTGGACATTAGATGCAACATACGCTACTAGGGCCGTTCCACTTTCATCTATTGCTGGTGCGGCATCTGTGCCAACCGAAGTTACACAACTATTAGTCTCTCAGGGTGATAAACATTTATTGGCTTTTGGCGCCTCTGCATACGGAAGCGGTACATTTGACCCATTATTAATTCGTTGGTCTAACCAAGATGAACCAGCTAACTTTGCACCATCACCCACTAATTCTGCCGGATTTATTAGAGTTTCACGAGGCAGCAGTATTGTGAGGGCTATTCCAACTCGCCAAGAAATATTAGTTTATACAAACGCAACTCTTAATTCTTTGCAGTTTTTAGGAACTACAGACGTATTTGGTATTCAAGAATTGTCAGATAACATCTCTATTGCTGGGCCAAGAGCAGTTACAACTGTTAGCAGCCAAGCGTTTTGGATGGGTACAGATAAATTTTATACTTACTCAGGTCGTGTAGACACCCTTCCATGTACCTTGCGTAATCACGTGTTTGAAAACATAAATTATGACCAAATGGCTCAAGTAGTTTGTGGAACTAATGAACAATGGAATGAGGTATGGTGGTTCTATCCAACAGCTAATAGCCTAACTAATGATGCCTATGTCATTTACAATTACTTTGACAAAATTTGGTATTACGGCACTATTAATCGTACTGCTTGGAACGATAGCCCATTACGTGCCAATCCACAGGCAGCTGGTGGGGTTGAAGATTCCCAGAGAGTTTATAACCACGAGCTAGGGGTGGATGACGATAACCTACCTATGGCTTCGTATATTCAATCTTCTGACTTTGATATTGTGGATGGCGAACAATTCTTATTAATTAAGAGGGTTATTCCTGACGTAGAGTTTGGTGGTTCCAATATGGTTACTAATCCAAATCCGTCCATACTTATTACAATGAAGCCTAGAAACTTTCCGGGTGCAGCATATTCAACTTCTCCTGCCAAGAACGTCATAGAAACTGCAGTAGACATATATACAAATCAAATTTTCTTGCGAGCTAGGGCACGGCAAATGGGTTTTAAAATATCGTCAGCTGATATAGGTGTTCAATGGCAGCTGGGCAGCCCTCGTTTAGATGGTAGACCGGATGGAAAACGCTAATGCCACTATATAACATTCGTTCTCCTGCTCTGCCACTTCAGCCTGAGGAATATAACCGCAGTCAAATTGACCAATTTCAAAACGTTTTGCGTCTTTACTTTAACCGTTTAGACCAGTACAACATTCAGTCATCTAATGAAACAAACTCTAATAACGTACTTATTTGGATGGGTATAGTGTAATGGCATATCAAAATATTACCCCAGCACAACTAGGTCAGGCGGCAATTACTGGGTCCATTGCGACTATATATACCGTACCAGCGGGCTTCCGTACATTCGTAAAAGACCTTAATATCTGTAATACTGGCGCAACTCCAGTCACTGTAAACGTGCATTTAGTTCCAAAAAGCGGAACAGCAGGCACAGATAACGCTATTTTGTATGGATATTCCATTACAGGAAATACAACCTATCGTTGGACAGGGGTGCAAATTATGAATGAAAGCGGATTTATCCAGGTAAAAGGCTCCACTACAGGGTTAACCATTACTGCTAGTGGCGCTGAGGCTATTTAACATGGTAAAATCAACCAAAATAACTCTATGAGGTTTTTATGAATTATTACGCCGATGGCGGTATGACAGCTCAAGAAATGCCCGCATCTCAAATTATAATGAATGATGTCCACTCTAAAGCAGCTGGCGCAGAAAACGTTGTTATGGGTATTAATGAACTTGTTCAATCAGGTAAAGGCGTTTTAATACAGAAAAATAATTCAATAATCTTGCTTATTTCAATTGGTGATGGCGAGGTAGAGATACATCTATACACAGTAGACCCGCCTCAGCGCCTTGCATCAGCAATGAAATACTTTCATGACGAGCTTGTTAGGTCTGGTATTCATACGGTTTATGGAAGAGAAATGCCGGATAAGCAATTAATAAAACTTATGCTTGCAGTGGGCATTCCTGTAGATAAGTCAGATAAACCCGATTACTATTGGATGGCAAATGTAAGATGAGATACCACTTAGAATCCACTCTCCCGATTAATGCGTTTTCCCCTCGTGGGGGACGTAGCCCTTTTGCCCGTGGGATGACTCTCGAGGGGGGCGATACATTTAAACCTATTACAAACGCAATTAGTAGCGTAGCCAAAGGCGTAACTGATGTAGTTAAAGGCGTAGTCCAGCCTGTATACAATGCCACGTTAAAAAATATTCCCGGCGTTGACAATGCGCTAGTTAACCTAGATAAATCTGTAGGTAAGGCTATTCCTGGTGGTTGGGGGACTGTTGCTTCAGTAGCCGCATCTTTTATTCCTGGCGCTCAATTAGCCGCTTTAGGCATGACTCAAGCTGGCTTGGCTACAGGTCTTGGTGCTTTAACAGGCTCTGGCGTAATGCGTAAAGGACATAATTTTAATTTGCAAGGCGCTATTATGGGCGGTGCAATGGCTTATGGTGCTTCTCAATTGGCTCAGGGATTGCAAAATGCAGCTGACCCTGCCACTAACGCCACTACAAAAGCAATTGAAGAAGCCGCAAAAACAGAAACAGGTCAGATTGCAGCAAACTTAGGTGTTGAGAACGCTAGCACTGGAATTGGCTCTCAAGCACGTATGTTAGCCGAACAAAATGCTGGATTTGGTTCTGCTGGTTTAGAGAGCATTAAATCTGGAGCAAATCAAGCTATTCAATCTAATTTAATAAACACTGCTAGCAATACAGGGCTATCTAATCTTGCGGCAAATCCAGATGTCTTTTCTGGCCTTGCTGGAACGCAACAAGCTATTGCCCAGCCCACAGGATTGCAAACATTAGGAACAAACTTAACTGAAATTGGCAAAGGCACGCTATCAAATATTGCTGATGCTGGTCAAGGCATTAAAAATTTAACAGGGTTTGGACCAGAAGGAATGTCTGGTATTTCTAAAGCTGCAACCGCATTTGCAGAGCCTATTACTAAAACAGGTTTAGCGGCTGGTGTTATAGGCTATTCTGGTATGGCTGCACTTGAGGAACAACAAAAACAACTAGACCAACAACTAGCTTCTGGCTCTATTGGTCAAGCTGCATATGATGCAGCAAAAGCTAAAATTGACGAACAAGTGGAAGCTGCAAAAGCTACTGTAGCTGCTAACCCATTACAAACAAGTGCAGACACAAGTAATGTTACTGAAGGTCCATCGCTATATACTAAAAAATCTACAGGTTTTGATACTTTGTATGATAAAAAACCTACTGGTGGCACTACGTTATACGAACAATCCCCAGTAAAAGTTGCTGGCGGCGGCATTATTAATTACTATGCAATGGGTGGAAATGTTCAAATGAACCCCCCCGATGACCAAACAGGAATGATAAATCACACTCCCATGACTAATTTTGACCAGTCTAATACCCAAACTGGAATTATGTCTATGATTGGAAATGCTGCGCCAAGGCAAGCATTTGCTGCTGGCGGTATGCCAAGATTCTTATCTGGTGGTGGCGATGGTATGAGTGATTCTATTAAGGCAAGTATTAATGGCACCCAAGAAGCCCGCCTTGCAGACGGAGAATTTGTGATACCCGCAGATGTGGTTTCCCACATTGGTAATGGTTCTTCTAAAGCCGGTGCAAACCAGTTATATTCAATGATGGATAGAGTGCGGCAAGCAAGAGTAGGCACAAAAAAACAAGGCAAACAAATTAACCCACGCAAATATTTAGCTGCGTAAAGGATAAAAAATGGCAACTACAACTTCGGTCTCGTCAGCCTTAACAGACGTACCAGATATATTAAAACCCTATATTACTGGAGCTGGTGGAGTACTTCCAACTGCTCAAACCATTATGGGTCAAAGTTATGACCAGATGTATGGTAATGCTTTAAAACAAGCTGGTTTAGCAGGGTCTGGACGGGTTGCCTCGTTATCTCCAATGCAAACGCAAATTGGAAATACATTATCTGGAATGCAGGTACCAGGTCAATTTGGTGCTGGTACAAGCGCAGTGCAATCTGGTATTGGCACCCTACAAGGGCTGACTGACCCTAGCAAAACTCAAGCATTTATGTCTCCTTACATCCAAAACGTAATGGATGTAAATAAGGCTGAAGCAATGCGTGATGCACAAAAACAATTAGTTGGCGCCAACCTTGCTTCGGCTCGCCAAGGTACATATGGTGGTGCTCGTAATGCTTTAATGCAATCTGAGGCAGACCGCAATCTACAAACTAAACTTGGTAATATCCAAGCTACTGGTATGCAAAATGCATTTGATGCAGCTCAAAAAGCTCAATTAGCTCAAGCACAAGGATACGGACAATTAGGTTCTACTATGGGTGCATTAGGCACATCTCAGCTAGCCGGACAGATGGACATTACAAAAGCCCAAGGTGCTTACGGAGATTTACAACGTGCTGTTCAACAACAACAGCTAGACGCTCAATATAAAGATTTAATGGATAAACTAAATCAACCATTGTATAACGTAGAAACAATGAGTAATTTGGCAAGAGGTGTTCCATTAACTAAAGTTGGTGAAACAGGCGCTCAGACAACTCCACCACCAAGCTTTGCCAGTCAGTTGGCTGGTATGGGCTTGACAGGTTTGTCTCTCTACAATATGTTCCCAGGCAGATAATATGAGCATACTTAGCGCACTAAAACAGCAAAACAGTTCCATTGATGATTTGGCTGCGTTGCCGCAAGCCATGATTATGCAGATGGCTCAGAAGAAACAGATTGACGAAACTATGTTGGCTCCAATTCTTGCTCGTAAAGCGGAAATGGCAGACGCAGTAGCTCGCACAAGAGCACTTCAGTCACCAGGACAGGCACAGCCAACCGTTATGGAACAGTTAATGGCTACTAATGCTCAGGCAGAGCAGCCTCAAATGCCAGAAATGGCTCCTCAAATGCCTCAACAGATGCCACAGGGAATGCCCCAGGATGCGGGCGTAAGTCAGTTACCTATTCCAGAAAGGCAATATGCCGGTGGTGGAATTATTGCTTTTGCAGACGGCGGTATGTCAGAAGAAGACTATGAAGATTACGAAGATAAAGTTCGTAAGTCTAAGCGTGAAAGCGTATTTAATGAAATGATGTTTGGATTAAAAAACCTTCCATCAAGAGCATCAGACATGATTAGCGGTATGCCAAGGTCTTATGAAGCCTCTAGACAACAGCCTAGCATGAATGAAGTAAGTGATATAGACCAAGCTAGAAAATTTAATGTTGGTAACTTACGTCCATCAGGATTTTCATATCCCGGTCAAGTTGGAATAAGTAAAGGTGGATTTGCTATGTTTGACAGCCCCGAGGCTGGTATTAAAGCATTGCAACAAGATATTTCAATTAAATTAAATCGTGGTTTAGACACTCCACATAAGTTTATTTCAGTCTATGCTCCAGAATCAGACAAGAACGATGTTAAGACTTATTCTAGAAATGTAGCTAATATGCTTGGGATAGGTTCAAACGACAAAATCCCAAATACTCCAGAGGCTCGTCAACTATTAGCCCAAGCAATCACTCGCCAAGAAGGCGCTCATAAAGCTACTGCGGCTTTTGCACAAGGTGGCGAAATCCGTCACTTTGATGATGGCGGATATACTGAGTTAGGCATTCCAATGGTGACATCGCCAGACATGGGAAGCTATAATACGATTGTTCCCGGAACCCCTGAGAATTTATTAAATAATAAACAAATTACCCCAGAAGAATACGAGAAGATGAAGAAAAAGCAGGCTCCTAAGAAGCAAGAAACGCCTACAGCAAATAATCAGCCTGCTACAAACGACTATCCTTATTTACAAAGGGCTCCTATAGCTACAACTCCAGAGCAAGATTATCTTGCTGAGATTAGAGCTGAAAACAAAGCGGCTCGTGCTGAATTAAAGAAAAGTGCTGCAGAAGATAAGAATCTTGCTTTAATGGCAGCTGGTTTGAGGATGATTGGCGGTAGCTCTCCATATGCGTCCGTCAATATTGGTAATGCTGGCGCTGCTGGTGTTGAACAGTATGGCGCATCTAAAGCTCGTCGTGCAGCTGAATTAGCGGCTCTTAACAAATCTGATATTGGCGCATTTGAGGCTGGAGAACTTGGTAAGTATAGACAGTCCGTAATGTCTTCAAATGAACGTGCTCGTTTAAGTGACGACTATAGATTGGCTGAAAAGAATATTACTGATAGAGCTAATAACTTTTTAGTTAAGAATAATCCTCGCTTTAACATGTTGCCGGATGACCAAAAGTCTGCATTGTTACAACAAGAGATTAATAGGATTAAACAGCAAGACCCTTATTTCCAAGGATTAAGTCAACAACTTGGCATTCAACCTATGCCAGCAATGCAACAAAATCGTACAATAAACTTTTCAAATATTAAGTAAGGGAAAGAATGCCTTACAACATTCAGTTACCTGACGGGACGTTGGTAGAGAACATTCCGGATGATTTAGACCCGTCTGCTGCTAAAGCAAAGATACTAAATGCATATCCAGAACTAGCTCTAAATGAAAAGCGTACTTTTGGTCAAGCGGCAACTGATATTGCTGCAGAGGTTGGGAAAAGTGTAGCTGGTCTAGCCCAATTGCCGGGTCAAATCGGCGAACTTATGGGCGTGTTTACCCCAGAAGAAAGAGACTTAGGGCTTCAAGGTGCAGCACGTCAATTTGAAAAGTTTGCAGAAGAATCTAAATCTCCAATAATCAAGGCTAAAGAAGCATTACGCACTCAAAAAATTAATCAAGCAGAAGGTTTTTGGGAAGAAGCCGGCACTGCAATTAAGAGCACCTTTACAGACCCAGCCTTATTAAGTTCATTTGTATTTGGGCAAATTCCAAATTTAATTGGAACTATGGGCGGAGGCTTAGCAACTAAGCAGGGCGTTAAGATGCTCATGAAAAACGCTACCGAAGAAGCCTTGGCTAAATCGGGCACTCGTGGAGCTATCGGTACCGGCGCAATCATGCAGGGCGCAGACATTGGTTCTGACACCTATGAGAAGGTCTATGACGAGTTAATTAATCAAGGCTATAACAAGGACTCAGCTGTTAAGGAAGCGCTCTCTAAAGCCCGTATAGCGGCTATCGAGGCAGCAGCATTGACTGTTGCAACGTCCTTTGGGGCAGGCTCAACAATTGAAAAAGCATTAACCCGTGGCATGGCTGGAGCACCCAAAAAAGGTATTATCCGTGGAACATTAGGGGAAACCCTAAGTGAAGGCGTAGAAGAAGCTGGTGGTCAATTAGCGTCTAACCTTGCCCTACAAGAAGTCAAGCCAGAAACAGACATATTTAAAGGTGTTGGAGCAGCAGCAGGTCTAGGAGCTCTTGGTGGCTTAGCCTTTGGTCTGCCGTCTAGCTTTGTAAACTTGGCAAATGCTAATGAATTAGAGAATGCTAAGAAACTATTTGATGAAGCTCAGGCTAGAGCCAAGGAAAGTAATGAGCCACAGCCCTTACAACTTCCACGTCCAGCAGCAGCCCAGACAAAAGAGCAATTAGCAGCGTTGCCATATAACCCTAATGCGCCGATTTCTAGCGGTTCTGAGACGTTTTATGTGTTTCCTGATGGCAGAGTAGCAACTAGCGAAAGCTCTGCCTTTAAAGAGCGTTTTGGCATGAATCCGCCCCCACAAACAGGGACTAATGAAGCTTTTGCTAATCCAGAAGACCAAGCCGCTATTATGAAAGCCCGTTGGGATGAGGCAAGAGCCAACTCTCCTACGATGCAGCAGTTCTTTGCACATAAAGAAAATGTTACTAAAGAACAAAAAGCAAAGCGTAAAGATGTGGAAGCGGCATTTAAGGATGCTACCCCAGAGAACGGGCTTTATTTTGCTCCACCTCCTCCAATGCCAATAGAACCTAATGTATCTCCAATGCAGACGGTTGCCGTATTTGACCCAGTAGAAGGCGTTAAGTTCTTTGAGGGCGTTCCAAATAGAACAAAGAGCGGCGTTAACCTTTTAGATGCTAATGGCAAGGTTTTAGAGACCTTTAAAGATAGCAAAAAAGTTTTAATTAACCCAACAGAACAAGACATATACAACTTTGAAACCAAGGGTTACGAGCAAAAAGTCAAGGCTATGGCTAAGGACTTGGATGCTGCCCGTGCACAGGTTACAAAAGCAAATAATGCGTTTAAAGAGTTTTTAAAAGCCCGTCCATTAAAAGCCAATTACTATTCTGAATTTATTAATCCACGGCACCCGCCCAACAAGTTGTTAACGGAATCACAGCAAAAAGGTTTTTTTATTAATGACCGTCCTAAAGGTCAAGACCTAGACGACTTAGCGGCAATTGCTCATGACGTAGGTTATTTATCTGACGAAGAGTTCTTTAACCCGAGTGACAATGGCGGCGTTAATGCATTAGCGGACAAGATTAAAGCGTTATACGATGGGGATGTTGTGTCAACTCCCGGATTAGAACAAGCAGATGCTCAATATAAAGCTATCTATAACGAGTATGAGAAGTTGGACGATGAAGTTCAAAGACGCAAAGAGCTGTTAAAAAACATTCCTACTGAAGAGCAAGCGGCGGCAAACTTATCAGAAAAGTTTGTAGCTCCGGAAAAAGTTGTTGAAGACTTAACGCCTATTGAGGAAGCTGAACCAGTAACGCCATCTACTAATATTGGCGAAGAGGGGGACATTATGTTCTCCAAGGAAGAGCCATCCAAGATAAAAGAAGAAGACCAGCGTATTGAAAAAGAGTTAACCGGCAAATCAATGTTGGAATTGTCTGATTGGTCTATTAAGAATGCTCCTAATCACTTTGCTAAAGTTATTGCCAATATGGTCAATAAACGCATCAAGGAGATGGAGAAGCGTGGCATTAAATTAGATTTTAATATTGAGACTGGAGACACTAGACGCTCTGGAATGTTTAATGCAAAAGGTGAAGTTCAGTTTAAGTTTGGCAAAACTGGAGAGCAAACATCTGCTAGATTAACTTTAAACGGCGCTGCTGTATTAGAAAATCAATTGGGTTATCCTCCCGGCACTAATTATGTCACTGTGCTGCATGAGTTATTACACGTTGCAACCAGAGGACAATTAAAGTTACGCTCTAAGAATGACCCATTAGTTGTAGAGTTGCACGAACTTAGAAATAGCGTGATTGATTATTACAATCAAAAAGTTAAAGAAAAAGACATGACTCCATTTATGGAGCGTATGTACAAACGGGAAATTAACGCATTATGGGATATTGATGAGTTAGTGTCTTGGGGTTTAACCGACAAAAATATGCAGGAATTCTTGAGTGAAATTAAAGTTGGCGAGAAGACAGCATTTACTAAGTTAGTTGAGCTTGTAAGACAAATGCTTGGAATCGCTAAAAATTATGAGACGGCATTAGACCGATTGGTCAAGACATCTGAAGCTATTCTTAGCGAAGATATTGAAGTTATTGCAGGAAGACTAGAGTCCCAAGGCTATAGCTTTGGAACGCTTAAAGCAAAACCATTTACCGGAACACAAGAATCTTTATTTAATAAAGAACAGAATAAAGTATCCGATGCTGAAATGGATAAAGTACATAACGCACAACGTGATGGCATTGGTTTAGATGTTGTTCCTGAAGATATGATGCACTGGAAAAAAAATCATGGCATTAATCATAGTGGTAGATTTCAATATGCAGCAGAACATATTGGTGATTTAGTGCACAGATTGTCCTCTACAAAAGATAATCAAGGCGGCGGTCATACTTATGGAATTAGCGCTGCTTTAGACAAATCTTTAAGAGCATATGGCTTTAAAGACATGCTTGCACAGGTTCGCAGAAATGCTGAAGATGCCGTAAAAAATGGTGAAATAGAGTCTGTAAAAAAATATGAAGAAGAATTTAGGGATGCAGCATACCGCTATGCTAATGCTTATGAAAAAGTTCCTGTATACACAAAATTTCAAGAGTTAGGTAGGGACGCCGCTATTGCTTTGGGTGAATTAAACTTTCCCAAGGTTCAAAGAATTCTTAACGAATTAAGCAGAGACCTTCAAAAACCTGATGTTGAAGAGAGGTATTTTGAAAAACTACAAGAGCCATCAGGCGGTGTGGATATTCTTCAAAGCCGCTCTGCAATGCAGGCAGATTTCTCTAATGTAGACCCTAACTATGCTGAAAAGATACGCAAACAGTTTACTCAAGAGAAGGCTACTGTTAAAGAGAAGTTTGATAATCTAAAGACTAACTTCTTTGACCGCATGGTTACTGGTGTATTTGATGAGTTCCGTGCCATTAAAACCTATTCCGATGAAGCATATATGCAAGCCCGCTTGTCTAAGTCTATTGACGGCGGCCTTCAAGGGTTATTGGAGTACGGTCAAGTATTCTTAGATAACGGGGCGCTAAACATTAAGCCTGGCACCAAAGGTTTATTGGAGATTCTTGCTCCGTTAGGTTCTGAAGTAGACCAATACCAGATATGGAAAGCATTAAACCGTGATGCTCAGGTAGCTGAGAAATATGCTAAATGGAAGCAAATTCCTGCTAAAAACAGAAAAGAGTTAAAAGAACCGGCACGTCCGTCTTTCCCAGCAGATGTTATTGCAGGACGCAATGAACTCACCAAAGGTCAATTAGACGGCAAATCCCGTTTATCTGTTTATCAGACTGCCTTGAATGAAGAGAACGCTTTAAATCGTTCCGTATTGAACGTAGCAAGAGAAGCTGGCATTATTGATGCAGAAGGTTATCAAAACTTCTCTAATGACATTTACTACATTCCATTTTATAAAGCCATGGAAGACGGCGATGTTCAATCTGTTAGCTCCTCCTCTAAGTTAACCAGTCAATACTTTAGCAAAGCATTAAAAGGCGGCGAAAAGAAGACTAATGATTTGATGGAAAACGTGCTGCTCAACTGGTCACATATCCTGTCAGCGTCCGTTAAAAACGTTGCAGCACAAAACACTATTAAAGCTGCAGAGATGATGGATGTAGCAGAGAAGTCTAAGCCGATGGATGGCAAGTATCCTGCTAATACCGTTAAGATTATGCAAGAAGGTAAGACAGCTCACTATACGCTGTCAGACCCAGACTTAGTGGATGCTATCTCTACCATCTCTTATCTTGGACCAAAATCAGCATTTTTGGATATTGCCAAAGGATTTACTAACGCATTACGTTATGGTGTCACTTTAAGCCCAGCTTATAAGGTGCGTAACTTAATCCGTGATTCTTTATCCTCTATTGCCATTTCCGACTTATCACCTAATCTTGCTAAAAATATTTATGATGGACTGGCATTATCCAAAAAAGGTAATCCAACATTCGTAGCAGCATTAGCTGGCGGCGGCATATTTGAAATGGGCACAGCTCACGAAGGCAACCAAGCTAAGTTGATTAAGCGACTGATTGACAAAGGCGTATCTACCGGAACAATTTTGGATACACCGGAAAAGGTTAAAGCTAATTTACAGAAAGCATTGGATTGGTATAACGAACAAGGCAATAAGTTTGAGAATGCTAACCGTTTAGTGCTTTATAAAAAGTTAATTGATAGCGGTAAGTCTCATTTAGAGGCATCTTATGCAGCCCGTGACCTCATGGACTTCTCTATGCAAGGTCAGTTCCGTGCAATTAAAGTTATTGGTTCTGTAGTTCCATTCTTTAATGCTCGATTACAGGGTTTATACAAGTTAGGTAGAGACGGAATTTCTCCGACTTCCCGTGTTATCTACAACATGGCTACGGGTAAACCATTAGATATTGATGATAAGAAAAAGGCAGCACGCTTTACGGCGGTCTCTAGTGCAATTATGTTGGCATCTATAGTCCTTTACAGCGCATACAAAGACGATGAAGACTTCCAACGCCGTGAGGATTGGGATAGAGATAACTTCTGGTGGTTTAAAGTCGGAGACACACAATTCCGCATTCCTAAGCCATTTGAAATTGGCGCCCTTGGAACGATTGCAGAGCGCACGTTAGAGCAGATTACAGATGAGAACGTAGAAGGCAAAGTCTTTGGTAATCGTTTGAATTCTATCTTGATGGATACATTCTCTCTTAATCCAATGCCACAAATGATTAAGCCGATGATTGATTTGTATTCTAATAAAGACAGCTTTACTGGTGCTCCAATTGAATCTGCTGGTATGGAGCGATTATCTAAACAAGAACGGGCTACTGAGAAGACAAGCGGTATTGCTAAGGCATTAGGCGGCGTATCTGAAGCAGCAGCTAAAGTATTAACGTTTAATCCAGACGCACAAGGGTTCTCTCCAGTACAAATGGATTACGCTATTAAGGCTTACTTAGGCTGGATGGGTGCTACTGCCGTATCGACTGCAGATAGAGCTGTAGAGCCATTCCAAGAGGGTGCAAAGGTTCATCCGCCAATCATTGATACATTGGCTATGGGCTTTATTAAAACCATGCCGGAGACTCAATCTAAGTACATGACACAGTTCTATCAGAATAATGAAAGAATCCAGTCAGCCTTAGCAGATATGCGTCATTACGCAGAAATTGGCGACTCTGAGAAGCTCCAGAAAATCATGGAAGAAAAGGGCGATGATATTGCTCTTGCCAAAATGTATGACCAGACCACTAAACAATTGGCGCAGCTGCGTAAACAAGCTCGTATGGTAGAGGCTAATAAAGCAATTGACCCAGCAGACCGCAGAGATGAGATGGCACGCATAAAAATCATGATGTCAGATATGGCAAGACAAGTCGAGGAAATGAGAAAGTCGCTAAAGAAATAGGGACATACCCTAATTTCACACAAATGTCTTATAAATCAAGGTATTATCTGGTTAGCGTTGACTAACAGAGGGAAATAACGTGGCTAAATATTTTTTAACGGATGACCAATTTATAGAGTCTTGGAAAAAAATTGGCAGTCCGCATAAGTTTGCTAAAGAACACGGATTAGACGTTAGGTCGGTATATAACCGCAGACGCTCCATAGAAAGCCGTTTGAATATTAAACTTCCTACTTTAGAAGACCAAAGATATAGCCCCCTAAAAAAGCTAGAACAAGTCATTGGAAATGCCCGCAGGGGTATTGAGATGGAAAAAGGTAGGGTTGTAGTGTTCTCAGATGCCCATTTCTGGCCTGACGAATATACAACGGCTTATAAAGCACTCTTAATGATAATCAAGGAGTTCCGCCCTAAAGTCGTGATTGCAAATGGAGACGTATTTGACGGCTCTCAGAATAGTCGACACCCTAGGATTGGCTGGACACATAGCCCAACTGTCAAGGAAGAATTGGAAGCCTGTCAAGACTTCATGGGTAACATTCAAAAAGAAGCTATAGGAGCTCAATTGATTTGGACGATGGGAAACCACGATGCCCGCTTTGAAACGTTCTTAGCAGCTCAAGCACCCCAGTATGAGGGAGTATCAGGGTTTACCCTTAAAGACCATTTCCCGCATTGGCAGCCTTGTTGGTCATATTGGGTTAATGAGGATACCTGCATTAAGCACCGCTGGAAAGGTGGTTTTGGGGCAGGAAGAGCAAATGCCCTTAATTCGGGCGTAAACATGGTTACAGGGCACACACACAATTTGGCAGTGCAACCTATTACCGACTACAACGGAACCCGCTATGGAGTCCAAACAGGCACTCTAGCGGACATTTATGGCGAACAGTTCACCCACTACACGGAAGACGGATGCAAAGACTGGCGCTCAGGGTTTGCCCTACTGTCTTTTGAACGTGGTAGACTGATGTTGCCAGAGCTCATTCAGGTCTGCGGGGAAAATGAAGTGGAATTTAGGGGCTGTATCAACCAAGTATGAAGCTTACCCCATCTATTCTACGCAATCTATACAGTGCAATCTACTGTATGAAGCCGTTTCAACGGTGGCCTATGCCGTTGCCAGAACAGATTAAGTTTATTGTAGATTCAGACCCAGAGACTATGGGCACCTATCTTTATGATGACGGAGAGCAGTACGAGCACGTCATTACTATTTCAGACAAAAAATGCGGACATTTATCAACAGTTATCCGTGTATTAATCCATGAATGCGTCCATATGAGTCGCTGGAAGACTCCAAAATGGAGCCATCACGATGCCGAATTTAGACGGCGCACCAAGGTTATATCAGACGAATTAGGGTTTGACCCACTCGAACTATAGGGGGTAGCGGCGTTCCTCTGCGTCCAGACCTTCGGTCGCCCCCTACCTTACTTTTAGGTGTTCTGTTTCAAAAAGCCAGCCAATAGTTTTGCGGTGTGCCTCTTCCCATATTTCAACACGTTCAGCCTTGGAGAGCGATTTGCCTTGGTCGAGCTCCATGTGGCACGAGTAGCACAATGCCGCTGTTCTGAAATCATCTGCTTTAATTCCTCTGCCCTTACCGTCTCGAAGCTGATTGGAATGTGCAGCCACAACTGTGCCGTCTTCTCTACCACACGCTTGGCATGGGGATTTTCTAAGTATTTCAAGTAATTTCTTATTCCTATACATCAATCATTTTCCGTACGCACATCCCAACAAGGTCTATGGGCGTCTCTAATAGGGGCTGCGCTGTCATTATGTAGTTCTCTGATACCTGCCATCCACCGGACTGTGTTTTCACAACTAAACCTTTATCTTGGAGGTTTCTAAGATGAATTCCTAGGGATGAGTTATTAATCCCTAAGTCTATATCAGGACTCTTTATCCCCGGATTCTTGGAGAGGTACTGGAGTATTGCGGTCTTTTTGTCCATAAAAAAGGTGTGTGCTTCCGTCAGGTAATATTTCATAATCTGGGGCAGCAAATCCAGCAGCCTTAAGCGCTAGTATAACCTCTTCCAAGTCTATATCTTTCTGTGCCAAAATGCGGTCTTCTGAAGTAAAGGTAGTCATAAGTGCTTCTCCCAGTGTTTATCTGATTCCTGCGTTTTCATAGCTTTTTCAAACATCTGTTTCCAATACTCTATTTCGTTTGCTTGGTTTTTTATAACCCAAGATGCGGTAGCTACATTCTCAGAGCCAGCAATTGCCTTGTCTTGCATATTGTTAAATAGCTTGTCAAGGTCTTTTATAAATAATTCTATGTCAAAGTTTTTCATTTTTCTTGTGCCTTTGTTATTAATAACATTACAGTTTCGTACCCATTTATTACGCCAACATGAAACAAAGCTGATATACCACCTAACAAATTTGCTATAAAAAGTATTGGTGCCATCAAAATTACAATTAAATATTTCATTTTTCTTGTTCCTTTCCAAGCTCATAGTTTTCAGTAAGACCGCCACAAGTAGGGTCGCCTTTCCACCAATCTCCTGATGGTTTATTTGGTTGTCCTTCTCTAATAATCATTAAATCTAATAACTTTAAACATTTATCTTTCAACGTTTCTATTTCAGCTTGTTGCTGGCGTAGCATGGTTGCTGCTTGGTCAATGTACGGTTGCTCTGACATAATCATGGCTTCCACGCTGTTGTCCAAGTAATCTGCTAATTCATTTGCGTTCATTTTCAATCTCCTGTGTTGATGCGGCTAGCCCCCACAATGCTTTCTCTTGTTTCATTCCTAGCTGACGACCAGCCTCAAATCCTGCAGCGTGTTCCATTGCCTCATAGTGGCTTTGCTTTTCAAGCATGCGTTCAATCCGGTCATTTAATATCTGTATTAACTTTTCCTGTTTGCGCAACATAATTGCCGATTGATTTAAAGTTAAATCATCAAACCAGCCGGTAGTCATGCTTTCTAGTGCATTAGCTAATTCACTTGCATTCATATTTTGGTATCCCTTTTAAAGTTTACCCAAGGGTATTCCCTAATATCTCCATCAGACCACTTTACGTACACATTCTCTTTGTCTGATACCCAGCATCCTAAAATATGTTTCCCATTACGATGATTAGAGTAAGCAATATTGGCACCAACAACAGTTTTACAACCAATATCTGTAAGTGCAATGGTACCGCCGCCCTCATTCTCAAGTTCAGCTATTATTCCGGCTGCGTTTACGTTTAGGGACAACAGCAGCAATCCCATTATCAATATTTTTTTCACCGTATAACTCCTCCATGAGTTCGTCTGCTAGTTGTACCGCTTTCTTAGGCTCTGCTATCGTTAAGGCGAAACACGCCGCCAAGAATCGCATATGCTTTTTATCATCCATTTTTAGCTAACATTTTAAGTTGGTCGACAAGCATAGTATTCATAGGTTTCCCCTTATAAGACAAGAATTTAAGGTGCTCATTTTCAGCAACCACTTTGCAGGCATCTCGCAGTCCTTTGTTATACCCACTGTTAAATTCTTTGCCGTTTTCTAAAGCCATAATTAAGGCGTCCCGAATAAATGCGGAAGCCTTTCTTTGTTTAGCCATTCCCTTGAGCTTATTGATATGCTCTTGGGGAAGGTATAAGCTGTACGGGATTAGTTTTTCCACTCTTTGTACTCCGTGTATAGTTCTTTTAGTTCGTCTTGAGCTAACCTGTTCATTTTAATATCAGCCCGAGAGTTAATTTTTAAGTAACCGGTTAACCATTCCACACAAGCCGGCTCAGTCATTTCAAATAACTGACCGCTCTCATGTAGGTATTCCCAAAACTCTTTTTCCCTGCATAACATTCCTGCTAGCTTAACCATCTGAGCACCAGCAAACTCTTCACGATTTAATGGTTCTTCATTGTCTGCAAGGCGCACCATCACAACCATATAACGAGCCCCAACAAAATCTTTTACGATTTCGTCGGGTATTTCGTCTGGATGGATAGCTAAATTCATAACATATCCATCCTTGGTCTGTTTAAGAGCGACTTTTTTAGCCTCAAACTGACTCGTCTGCATCCTCTAATCCTTTGTAGATTCCCAACTTAGATTCAAGATAATTGATAATTAACATTAAGTCTTTAATCACGGTATCCTTTTCCATGTTGTCTTTGATAGTGTCTTTAAGAGCGTCTTTTAGGTCGTCTAAAATCTTCTCTGTCGCTATTTTTTTCACTCCCATGGGTCTTTCTCCGTAGATTTAGGTGCTGCGTCTTTAACATAGGTATCTACTGCAAGTGATAGAAATTTGTTTCCGGTCTTGGATTCCCGTTTCCACGCCGACAACTTAACAGAAATGGTTTCGTCATCAGATTGCTCCAATAAGAGCTTGGCATATTCTCTGTCAATGGCAATGGTTCCAAAGAAATCGGGAGACTTCTCGGTACGCTTTTGTGAAGATATGTGTAGTGAGCCGGTGTTTGGTCTTACTTCGTATTCCATAATTATTCCTTAGTTAATGATTTTTTTGTTGCTGAAAAACTTACCATAATCTGTGCATATGCTTTGTCGTCTAATTCTTTTGCTTTATCAAACACAACACGATTATTCTTAAAGATATTGGCTACATCGTCTGGATGTACTGCTAGTGCCAGTAAGGTCTCTACGCCGGCTTTTAATGACTCCATCCATGCGTTAACGTCTTCTGTCTCCATAACAGTAAGCTGCCAATCTCCGGGTTTACCCGCAGTCTTCCCAGTCTTTGTGGCTGCAGCTTTTTCGACCGCTGCCTTTGGTGCTGGAATATTTGGCACTTCTGGCATTGGCTTAGTGTCTCCAGTATCCGGTGGGATGTCTTCGCCGTTGTATATGTATAGCCCAATACCATGTAATGCGATTGCCTTAGCTAAGCAACGCTGCATAGCAGTATTGACGGCAAAAGAATCTGGCTCAGAGATTGGCTTATTCCGATAGTCCATTACTGGAAGCTGTGCTGTACGAGCAATATCATTGGCAATAACAGTACAAAATACCATTACAGAACCACCGCCCCAGCGTTGATACTCCGGATAAAACCAATGTGCTTTAGGGTCAGCTAATAATAACTGGTCTACAGCCCATGCCCAAGATAGATACGTGAGATTATTTTTCTTCTCGGTATATTTAGAGACATCTATCTGTCTCAGTTCTTTGTATTCCATGGTTATAGGTTCTCCAAATACGCATCAGCTAAACATGCAGCTTCTTGATATATAGAATTACACAGAATTTCTTCAAAATCATCTGGCGGTTCTTTGCGAGCCGAATCATAATACTTCAACATGTCTTTAGACTTGTCAGTTGTTGTTGGTGCTAATGCCAACATAAAGTCGTAAATCATTTCTTGCCTCGTCTTCATCACTTCTCCTCGTTAAGTACTACTTCAATTAACTTTTCTAAATAGTGCTGGGCTTTACGCAAGTCCTCAACATTATTCTTAAACCGGTAACGGGAAACGTATTTCACAATATTTCCCTCAAGATAGCCAAGGTCATTGGCAACTATATAATCCCATGGCTGGATTGCATTCTTTGAGTAATGCGTACCGCCTACCTGCATACCATTTGCACTCATTGGTTTTCCTCTAAATACGCTTTATATTGGTCACAATAGGGGGCTACTTGGCAATACTCTTCGCAGCGCACTCTCCTACCTTTGCGTGTTTCAAGCACATATCCTTTGCCCAATTTATTTACTTCTTCCTCTGCATCTTCTAATACATCGTGTAAAGACTTTGCTCTTTGATTGCCATCTTTCTTGACGGCATAGACTGTTGGTCTTTCCCACATCTCCTCTGCTGTACAGTATTGTAACACTTCTGTTGCATCTGTTGCAAATTTAGCCTCGGAATGAATATGAATTTTGCTACGGATAAATAGTTCCCGCTGCTCCATTGTCCATAGCTTAATTGGTATGACGACAGCACGAGCCTCTGGATAACCCTCTTTAGTCTGAGCATCCCGCTTGTTCCAGTCTCTAACAATAGCAATAATAGCGAGCTTATGAACGGGAGCTTTTTTTACATACTCTACTAGCCAAGCATAACAGTTAAGCTGCTCTTCCCATTCTTTCTTCTCATTCATCACCGCCCAAGCACCAACGTTTTTATAGTCGTTGATTTCAATGCCTTTGTCGGACTCAATCTGAAGGTCAATAGCTCCTGAGACACTCCAGCCATCTAGCTCAGCAAAGAGACGCTCTTCTACAATATGACCTGGCACCTTACCTTGTTCTAGGATGTAGTGCATTGCCGTGCCCCATAAAGAGGGAATGAGCTCTGTAACATCCTGCTCTATCAAGTGGTCGTATTTCTCTCTCAGCTGGACAATCCTTGGACTAGTGAGTAGGCCAGTGACCGACATATGCGAAGCACCTTTGGAATAGGTAGGCCGCTTTACCGCTTGGACTATCGTTTCTGGTAATCCGTATTTATTAGTTATCTTCAATTGTTTTTAATCCATGCAGCCAACATTTCAGCACTTGCTGCGACCGCTAATAGCATTCCTACGGCAGCCTTCTTGTCTCCAGCTAGCAAAGAATCATGAACCTGCTTTAAAGACTTGTTGATACTTAACATTGTTTCACTGTAATCTACCATCACCTACTCCTATATCCATGGCGTCTGCCATCGTTGTCAAAATAATTTACTGTTCCACTAGGTGCTATCTTCTCATAGCCAATACGATTGCCGCTATTATCGTAAACCCCATTATTAGCGTTGTAGTTGTATTGACTATTGTTCCAGTTCTGTGGACTGTTTTCCCACTTAGTGCTGCTGTTGTCGTAGTTGTATTGACTGTTCTGCCAGTTGTATGGGCTTGTCTCCCAGCTCTGTTGTGCACATGCCGGCTTAGAAACCATTACCCCAATAAAGACCACGCAAGCAATCACAATCCCTGTTGTAACAGCTCCTGTGGCATATCCAATGTTAAATGCTAGTTGTTCGTTCTTATCCATTTTTATTCCTATTTAGTTGCCATCATATAAAGACCCACATTGCCAAGAGCATAGCCAGCGTAGCAAATAGCCATGCCCACGTTACCTTTGAAATACTGCTCTCCGGATATATACGCATAGATTATTCCAGTAAGAATGATTAACCAGCTACTCACAAAACTTCCTTGCTTGTTGGATTATCAAGTATGTAAAGCGGCACATCAGGCGGAGTTAATTTTTTACTTTTATCTTTTGTATAAATTTCCGGCTTATCCTTCAAATTACAAAGATGCGTTTTCATATCTTTTAAATCTTCTTGTGATACCCATGCAACTATTTTCATAATTTAAACTCTTTTTCTCTAGCTATTTTAGTTAAAAGCATCCGAATGGCAACGGATAAACAAAGTCCGTGAGCCTTTAAAATTTCTTCAGCTTGTTGTTTAACATCACTATTTACTCGTGCTCTTACAATGTCGTTCATTAGCAGCGCCCATCTATGTCTATTTCTTTTTTCTTCTTTTTCTTTTTCTTTAAAATCTTGCCCATAAGCTCTTCTCGGCGGGCTTTTACTTCCGGAGTTGCGTACTCGTTAAGCTGGTGGACTTGTTTGTAAGTATCGTCTAACCAATAGCAGCGCATCTCATGGAGGGTGTAGATTCCAAGAAGGGCATTCATTACCTCATCCTCAGTCATAGGCCAAGAGCGGTCGCCGTAAGTTTTAAACAGCATTTCAATATCTTTGCCGGTCTGCTCTACGGAAAATATCTCGTCCTCTAAATCAAATCGTGTTTTCATCTTGTTATCCAGTAAATAAATCCTACAGCCATCCCACCTAAAAATGCCGACATTACAAAATCTGTCGTGGTCTTGTAAAAACGCCGCACCATCCAAGCCCAATCATCATCAAACTTATGGATAGCATATGCATATTCTGCATCCCTAAAAGCCTCTGAAACACTACGAGAAGTGCGCCCTACTATTTGATGCAAATCAAAGTTGTAGTTTCTTTGCTCTCGCTCTAACGCCTCTTGAACTGACGGGTTTATTAGGTTTTCTATCCGCTTTGCTTTTGACAGTCTTCTTGCCATGGGTTTCCTGTTGTTTAATGTACTGCCATAGGATTGCGACAATCCCTTCTTGAACCAAGAAAGCCAATCCTTCTTTGTCAAAATGAACCATTGCATCTGCTGAGCCATCTTCATTCTCTCTGGTGATTTCTAACTTTATTTCCATAACATTTCCTTTGAACATCAATCGGGTCGTCCTCTGTTACCTCGGAACAGGCATACACAATCTTAGGGTTGTGCGTTACATGTAACACATGGGCGCAAAGAACAATTGAAAAACAAATTACAAAATATTTTATAGCCAAGACCATACACGGTTGCCTATGAGCACACAAAGAAAAAACACAATCGTAAGGATTACAATAATAGATGTAGCTGCAATGCTCATTAAATTATCATTCATTAATTTTCCTCCACCATTTACGAAACTCAATAGGTTCATACCAGTGCTTTAATCCCGCTTTATATACCGGTTTTGGACCATTCATAGAGCCCATCTTGCCTCTCATTGTTGCTTGATTAACATTTAACTCAGAACACATTTCCGCAAAAGACCGCAATGGTTTACGTGGAACACCATTTCTATTACGGTAATCTGTCCATGCTTGACCTTCTGTTAAATATTTAGGCATGTTTTCCTCTAAATCAAATATAATGCTTATGCTATGACAAGTCAATACATCGTACCCACTTTCTCTCATGTGTTGTATCAGTGCTTACCCTAACGTTTCCCTATCCTTGTAGCGTCAACGCTTATTGGCTGGCTAGCGGTCATCGCCGGTATATTTCCAAACGTGGAATGGAATTTAAAAAAGCCGTTCAAGAAATATGTAGGAACGTTGCTACATTTGGTGATAAGCCGGTGGAGGTATCCATCATCCTTTATCCAAGAGACAAGCGGCTGCTGGATATAGATAACATTTGCAAGTGCGTCCTAGACTCCATGAATGGAATAATTTATGACGACGACCAGCAGGTCTGGAAGTTAACAGTAGAACGGGGCGAGAAAATTAAGGGTGGCGGCTGCCAAGTCACTATTAAAGAGTACTTAATGTAAAGTTATTGACAGAGGATTGTAAAGTAACATATATGAGTCATTAACCCACTTAAGGACTCGTTTATGAGTCATTAACCTTTTCTTACAAAATTGCCCGTTCGGGAATATTTTCCTATTTTTGCCTACTTTTTCATCAATTCTTCCCGTTCGGGAAACTTTTTGCTATGCCTGTCAATGTCCTATGTTTGCATGATTTTTTATTGAAATTTCATGCACTTGCAGCGTTTTTTCTGGGAGGTGTTGTCCGATGTATATCTATTTCGGTGTATACAGGTGTATATATCGGTAGTTTTGTACACTTTGAGAAACAAAAAAGGGAGCAGAGCCCCCTTTCTGTAGAAAGAATCTAGCTTATTTCTTTCTAGGCTTGAAGAAATCTTCTACTGTAGAAGCGACCGCTTTGACCCAAAACTCATAGGCTTGCTTGGTGCGCTCGTTTAATTCTTCAAACTTTTTGTACTGCTCTTCAAATGAAAACATGGTTTTCTCCATAGGTTAGTTGTTGATTTGTGTAGTATATTACACAATATGGTGCGGTGCAATGTAGGGTAAACCCTAATACTGTACAAAACGACCGGTATTATAATAAAAGTCCATCTCGTGAGGATGTTTCGGAGTGCCAAAGGTGCTTAAATGTCTGCCTTATATTTGCGACAGCTCCACTTTTTTTAAATACTGTGATACACTTCATTTGCGTAAACGGACTTTGGTCGGTTCTTTTATGTTAAACTTTCCGCTGTAAGCCTCATATTGTATGGGGTCTGACATGTTTTTTTATGTTTAGGTGGCGGGAAGTAAACATAAGAGAATGACCAATCAGACTTCATACCTTATGGGGTTTTTCCTTTTCCGCCGTAGAGCGACGATACAGACGGTTCATCCAGCTACCTTACATGGATATATCTAATGACCGAGATATTAAAGACAGGTTGCGCTTATATCGAAAGATTTGACAGGACGGCGCAGTGGGACTTGACTGGGTATCCACACGAACAGAGCATGATGGGTGATGTAGGGGAGTATGGCCGACTCTAGTTGATAGGCGCTCTGGAAGACGAACAGTACCTCAGGGAGCAGTGGACGCAAGTCGGCTGAAGATGCGGTGAATACACATATTTATCCTATGTGCTTATCACCCTCTCGTCCTGTCCTATGAGAGAAGACGGATTGGTAGTGGAAAACACCTATAGGAATACTAAAAAAACGGGCATACAGTAAAAGACTGAGCAAACGAAAGGACAACGTATGAATCAAAAAGACTATTACCATATGACGCAGCAAGAAGTAGCAGACAAACTAGGGTTAAGTCGCCCAAACGTTAATCATTATGAGAAGCAGGCGTTAGAGAAACTAAGGGCAGCCCTTGAAAAGCGTGGCATCAAGGCGAGTGACGTATTGGATGTGAAATGAACAATGAACCAGTAGCGCATTTTTATCCTGAAGGTGAAGGATGCACAGTCTATGATATTCAGTTTGCTTGGAAAGTTACAGGAACAACAGAGCCTATTCCACTCTACACCCATCCAGCAAAGTATTGCCCATCAGAAAACAATGCTGCCTATGAAAAAGGATTTATTGATGGCATGGCAAAGATGACTGAATCTGCGGTTCATCGTGCTGTTGAAGGTATGTCAGTAAAGACACTAACAGATGAGGAAATAACAGAAATCTTTGATACAACTTTTGAAGTTCGTGATTATCAAGATTCGTTTATTAAGTTTGCTAGAGCAATTCTAAAAAAGGCAGAAGAGAAATGAACGCAAATGAACTAGCTGACCATATGGAAAAATACTTTGATTCTGAGCCGTATTGTGATGAAGTAGTTGCTATGCTACGTCAGCAACAAGCTGAAATAGAGGCGTTGAAAACTGAGTTAAGGCTAATTGATGAATTAGTAACTGGAAAGGCACAAGAGAAATGAATGAATTAATAGATTATGTTTTACCTATTTGCATTGTTGCCCTGACAATTTGTATGTGTCTAGGGTTGCTTAGGTCTGCTGGATTTATTTAAGAAAGGCACAAGAGAAATGAATATAAAACAAGAGTTAAAGAAAAACATTAGATGGATTGCTCTTAAATCAGGCAAAACTAACAAACAAGTTATGGATGACATTAAAAGGTTTGACAAAATTCTTTTTGGGGATAATAAAAAGGCACAAAAGAAATGAATGACATTAGAAAACAAATACAAGAACAAATGAGTAAAATTCCGGACGCCGTACAAAACGGCTCAGTCCAGCAAGTTATCCGTTGGAAAGAACGCTGTAATGAAGCACAAAGAATTGTTAATAACAGTAAAGCAACACAACATCAGCTGGAGCAGGCTCTCAGAAGTTTGAAATGAATGAGAAGACAATACTTGAACTTGAGAAAGAAATACTCGGTGAGGAATGGGATGCTGAAGCTGTCATTGAGGAACTTCAAAACAAGATTGCGGCTCAAGCTGCGGAGATTAAAGCATTGCAAGCCTCCCGTGATTTCTATCAGACCAAGAATGCTCAATCGGTCGGTCAAATAAACTATTGGAAGAGTAAAGCAAAGTGATAAAAGACCAGCACGGCTTTCACCAAAAATGCGTATTCGAGAATCTGCGGTTTGATACTAAATACCCTACTGACATTGATGCCTTTATGGAAGTCAATGACAAATACTTTATTTTTATTGAAGCCAAGCGTGGTAATAAAGAAATGGATTTAGGACAAAGACTTGCTTTAGAGCGGCTTTGTGATGTGGTTGGATATGCTCGTGAGTCCTTACTTATCGTATGCTGGCATGACTCTGATGAGGACATAGATTTGGGTAATTGTCTAGTTAAAAAGTATAGGTATAAACACGAATGGTATGTTCAGCTAGATAAGATTACAGTAAGACAAAAGGTTCAATCATTTATATATCGGGGGGACTTACAAAGTCGGCTCGGCGACTTAAAATAACCTGTACAACGCTTCACATAAACCGTATTTTCCCCCGATGCCAAGCGGTTTCTTGGTAGTTAGGAGTTATTAGTGTTAG